CGAAAGTCCGGGGAGCGACTGGATCGCAAGGTAGACCATAGCACTGCTGATCGTGGTGCTATCCAAGAGGTCTATGCTCGCAAGTACCCGGCCAGTGAGGGCTATCGTTGTGAGATCCACGTGACTATGGTCGAGAAGACCAACATGATGGGTGGGGGCCGGTTCACAGAGCGTTACGACACGCCCTACTATTGCTCGCCCGCCAGTGAGAGCTACTGGAGTATGTAAAGACCCTGGGGTTGACAGGGCTTTAGTTTGGTGCTATAATATACACTTAGCAACAAAGGAAGTAAGATGGCATTTAATTACGCGAAATATTATGCAACACTATTCCGCAAAAAAGGATACCACAACATAGGCGGCGTTTGGTATTACGATGCAGAAGGCAAGTACAGAGTTTACAACACAGCAAACTAAGGAGCGAAAAATGGAAGCACAATCTCGAGAGTATTTTGTTCGTCGTCTTAACGAAGTAGCACAGGCTAAGGTGCAGGCTAAGGCAGTAGAACTGTTTGGTGCCAGCGGTCGTCCGCAACAGCCCACGTGGGGCATGGTGTTTGAAGGCATTAAGAGCGGCGACATTACGCTGAAGGCAGACAAGGTAGACTACACGGGTCCTTACCTTAACCCCTCTGATGTTGTGTGGCCTGCTATGGAAGCTAAGAGCGCAGAGCTGGAAGTGTATCGTGCAACTGTAGCACGTGAGAAGCAAAAGGCTATGGATGCGGTGTATTTGGATGCGGGCGCACAAGAAGCCCTTACTGCGTTCCAGGGTATTTAACTATAGATTGACACGGGCCCTGGCCCGTGTTATAATATACACTTACACACACAGAAGGAGCGAAACTTATGTCAGGTATTTACGATCAAGTGCAAAACCCAATTCCACGCAATGGGTTCTTCTACACCCCCACTTTGCCCGAACTGCAGGAGCGCATTGAGCAACTGCCGGCCAAAGAAAAGGCCCTGGTCTACACCTTCGTGACTCAAGCGATGAATGCTTGCTACGACTTGGTTGAGAACGAGATCCTTAACAAAGAAGTGTTCGGAGGCTGATATGGGTACTAGATCAATGATTGGTATTGAGAACCCTAGTAGTGGTCGTGTCAAGGCCGTCTACTGCCACTGGGATGGCTACCTTGAACACAACGGCGAGATCTTAGAGAACAACTACGGTGCTAGCCCTAAGGTCAACAACTTGATCGCCCTGGGCGACATCAGCTCACTGCGAGCCGAGATCGGCATCAAGCACGAGTTCTCAAGGCTGGACAGCGAGTTACCCGAAGATGAGTACGAGAAGCTCTACGGCGATATGACCACCTTCTACTCACGTGATCGCGGCGAAGATGCTCCCTACAAGAGCTTTGAATCCGCCGCAACTGCTGTAGATCACTACCAGGGTTCATGGTGCGAATACTTCTACCTGTATCGCTACGATGACAGCCTAGAGTCGGGCAAGTGGTTCTACCGTACTCGTGAAAGTGGTCGCTGGAAGCGTGTGCTCACAGCCCTCAAGCAAAAGGCCAAGACCGGCCCCGCTGTTTAGCAAGGAGATAGAATGACTGGATTTGAAACTAAACGAGCTGTAGCCCTATCGGACTTGATCGACCGGGTTCTAGATCAGATCGCTGTAGATCTCGAGGGTGGGGATCTAACTGCTGTTGAAGAGCTGTTAAAGAGTGTTCCCAGAAGCAACTTAATTGCATATCTACCAGAGGAAATGAATGATGAGTAAACTATCAGAAATCGCATATGACATCGAGCAACTCTACATCGAGGGCTTGACCGAGAAGAACATAGCCAAGACCTTGGACATACCCGTAGAGATGGTCTACGATTGGTTGACCTTGAATGGTATCCAGGATGAAGAATTCAGCCCTAATGCTACGGTAAACAGCTAGTTCGCTCCTAGACATCGCTGAGGGACAAGTGCGTTCCTGTAGGGCTAGCCATAGGTTAGCGATTCATAAGAGACCCTACAAAACCTGCTAGTCGACCCGGGTGAGACTTCCCAAAACCCTCCCGGAACTTATTCTGTGGCGTAGAAACAACGGTTGACTTCTAGGCCTTTTGGTTGTATAATAGTGTTTTAACTTAGGAGAACAGCGTATGCCTAATTGGTGCAACAACACAGTAGAGATTAACCACACTGACCCTGCGAAGATGTATGAGTTGGTAGGTGCGATCAACGAAGGCAAGTTCTGCGACTTTGCCAAGCCTGTGCCCAAAGAACTGCACATTGTAGCGGGTCGAGTTGGTTCCGCTGACAATCCCGAGCAGATCGCTCTTGAGGCAGCAGAGAAGTCCAACCTTGAGAAGTATGGCTACAGCACTTGGTATGACTACTGCGTGAACGAGTGGGGCACCAAGTGGGATGTAGAACCCTACGAAGCAGTGGAATACGACGATGCACATGATGGCAAGACTGGCGTCACATTCGGCTTCGACAGTGCGTGGGCCCCACCCTGTGGAGTCTATGAAGCATTGATGGAGCAGGGCTACACAGTTCGGGCCTACTACTATGAGTCGGGCATGGGATTCTGCGGGATCTACGACGAGAACGGTGATGACTACTACGATATCACAGCAATGACCTCTGAGCAGATCAGAGAATCGATCCCTACAGCGTTAGATGACTGTATGGGCATTTCAGAAACAGTAGCAGAATATGAAGAGGAAACCAATGAAGACCAACCAGCAGAAGAATAAAGAGCACGATCAGAAGCAGACCGATCGCATTCGCCCCAAGATCCGAGAGTGGAACTTCGAACCGCTAGCTCAAGTGATCAAGCAGTGGAAAGAGAGGCCCTGTGAGCCTACTTGATTTCCATCTGCGACCGCTGGTTGAGTTCGACGTGGACATCAAAGAGCATCGCAGACTGTTCAATCAGTTTCTCAAGACGATGAGCTGGGGACACAGCCCGTATCGGTTCATCTGCCCTGATCAGGACCAGTTTGATCTGGTTACCAACATCAAGGGCAAGATGCTGGCACACTATTTGGACAGAGAGTTTGGCAAGCCGCTACCCGTGGCAACTAGCCGAAAAGATGTCCAAAAGATGAAGAAATTGGTTGACAAGCAGACCAAAAGATAGTACAATTAACACATGCTAAGGAAACTGGCATAACAACTTAAACCACACACATAGAGGTAACAACATGGCAACAGATAAACAGTATAACGTTTTTGGTGTATCAAAGCTCAACGGTGAGTACAAGGTACGTTTCGCAAATGATGTGATGCGCATCAAGGTGCTAGCTAAACATGGTCACGAGGATATCACCTTGGTAGATCTCGAGAAGCCATACACCAAGTATGCAGGTATTCAAGCCATCAAAGGCATGGATGATTTCTCAGGAGCACATGCTCAGGCAGCTATCACGGAGTACTTGGATGAGAAGGCTCCCAAGGCAACAGCAGTTGTCAAAGCAGTGGCCAAGACCGCTACAGCTAAGACCACCAAGGCAGTCAAGGCTGCACCTGCAGTGACCGAAGACGAGAACACTCCGTTCACAGCCTAAACATGTTCGTTCAGTATGAAGTTTGGGGCACAATCGATGGGCGAGATGAGCTGATCGATTGTGTTGCTACCCTCAAAGAAGCCGAGCTGATAGCTGAAGATCACATGTGGGAATGCGAAGAAGTCTACATCCTCAAAGATGAAGACGGGCAAGATCCAGTAGAAGTCAACCGATTTACGGGCCTATAGCTCAGTTGGTTAGAGCAGAGGACTCATAATCCTTTGGTCCCTGGTTCGAGTCCAGGTGGGCCCACCAGAATAACCCGCCGGTTGCGCGGGTTATTTTTTGAAGCTATAATAAGCACATGAACAGTTAGAAAGCAAGGCGATCCTCAAATGCAAGGACCCACGCAGAAATGCAAAAAGGGTCGTAGCCAAGGGATACGAAGAGAGTTTGGAGACTCTGCCTAAGCTGAACAAGAGAAGGAGCGAGATATGACAACTACAGTAAGAGACTTGATCAAGGCATTGGAGCAAATGCCACAGGATGCCCACGTGATCTTGCGTGGCAGTTACGAGACCTACGATGGCTACAGCCATCCTCGGGTTGAGCTTGATTCCGATGGTGAAGTGGTGATCTGCGAAGCCCCTGAGCCCGAGGATCAGTTTCCACGTGCTATGGACTACGAGGACGACGGTCAGCCCTCTGAGTACGACGAGTGGATGAGCTTTGACCCAGACTGCTGAACATTAACAAAGAAGGAGCGAACTATGAAACTATCCAAAGCAATAGAACTGTTGAACGGTGATCGGTTGAATTACATGGAATCCTTTAAAGGATCTGTGACTGGTGTAGATCGAGCGGGCACACTCAGTGCGTGGGTCAACTTCCGTGCCAACTACGGCTGTCCTGACGTGGACGAGAAGGAGCGCAAGGCGCTGAAGACTGTGAACAAGTATGTGGCTAAAATACAACAAGAAGCACTGGACAGCCTGGGACAAACCTACACAGTCTGTTGACAAACGGGCCAAACGGCAGTATAATAATACTTTACACACTAACTAGGAGCGAAACTATGCTAGTAATTGACACACAGTACATGGAGAACTACGGTGCCCATGATTGGGACGGCGAAGGTGCTTGCCCACAGTATTGGAAGTTCAAGGGCGGTTCCAGCTACAAGATCCTCAACACACCTCGCAACATCGATCCTGCAGAGATCGTTGAGATGGCACGTGGCTCCATCGAGCGATCAAATGACTACTGCAGAGAGTACATCGTGGGATTCCGCGTGGAAGCAGAAGGCTACCTTAGCGACTTCGAGCGGAGCCAGCTGGAGTACGAAGGTTCTATTACCTACAAAGAACCTGAAGTTGACTACTGCGATCTGCACAAGGAGCTAGCATGAAATCAAGCACATTCTTAATCTTTACAGGCCTACTGCTAACCATGGCTGCGGTGGGTGGGATCGAAACCGGTGGTCCCGTCCTGGACTGTGTCCTTGTAGCGATCCTGGGATTAGCAACCATGGGCTGTGGCGTTCTCATGCTGAAACGCACTGAGCGTCCGGTTGACAACCCCACGCTTTGGTAGTATAATATACACTTCAACAACGCAATTATAGGAGCGACTTATGATTACAGCAGAACAGATCCAAGCAGGCATTCCATTGGCCAAACAAGCCAGCATGGCCGAATATCAAAAGTGGGGCGGAGATCGCGGCGCTTGCGGCTTTGCTTGGGTTGATGTCTACGTGGACCGTACCAACTCAAAGCAGGCTAAGGAATTGATTGCCGCGGGGTTCAAGAAGGACTACAAACCCAAGTGTTTGAGCATGTGGAATCCGGGAGATCTGCCCGTGCAAAACGTGGACATCAAAGAAGCAGGCGCCTATGCCCTGGCCAACTATCTGAAGGCTTTGGGCTTGACAGCCTACGCAGGCAGCCGATTGGATTGACACAGACTCAACGAGACTGTACAATACTATTATTAATTTAACACAGGAGCGTGTATGACAACAAAGGTAGTTACCAGTAAGATGCTAATGGCACTTCAGAAACAGCCAAAAACCAGCAAAGGCACCACAGCGAGCCTAGAGCAAGAACCCGTAAAGAAGAACATCGCACACGAGTCAGATGAACAGATCCTGAATCGTCTACGTGATCGCTTTGAGATCTTGGATGACATGACTCGTGCTGTAAAGAAGGGCGATGTGCGAGCTATGATCGTGACAGGCCCCCCAGGCGTGGGCAAGAGCTACGGTGTAGAGAAGGTTCTGTCAAAGCATGATGTGCTGGCTGATATCGCACAGGATCAGAAGCTGAAGAAGTACGAGATCGTCAAAGGCGCTATGAGTGCCATTGGCTTGTATAGCAAGCTGTACGAGTTCTCAGACAAGAAGAGCATCCTAGTGTTCGACGACTGTGATTCGATCCTGTTGGATGATCTCAGTCTAAACATCTTGAAGGCCGCGTTAGATACGTCAAAGAAGCGTACGATCTCGTGGAACACAGACAGTCGCTTGCTACGTAGTGAAGGTGTGCCCAACACATTCGAGTTCAAGGGCGGTGCGATCTTCATTACCAACATCAAGTTCGATCACGTGAAAAGCAAGAAGCTACAGGATCACTTGGAAGCACTAGAGAGCCGTTGCCACTATTTGGACCTTACCATCGACACTGAACGCGAGAAGGTGTTACGCATCAAGCAGGTAGTTACCGAGCATGGCATGCTGGATTCATACGAGCTCACTGACGAGAAGAAGCTGGAAGTGGTTGCATTCGTGGATTCCAACAAGCATCGCATGCGTGAGCTGAGCCTGCGCACAGTGCTCAAGGTAGCAGACTTGGCAGCCAGCTTCCCGGACAAGTGGCAAGCTGTAGCAGAAGTAACATGCATGAGGGGCTCACGCTAGTATACAACAACACACATAAGAGCGCCCTTAGCAGTAGGGCTAGACCAATCAACGCGATTCGCTCCCGCTAGGTCTAGCCCACCTAAAACGAGGCATATCCTCGTTTTGATCCTCACTATCCGATTCGCTCCCGGTGGTGGGGATTTTTTTTCTTCTCTCGACCGGCGACCGAATGGCATTCATCTCGACACAGAGGGGTGAGGGGCTATACATGTAAGTACACACTAACATAGCTAGTAGCGCATGGGTACCGAAGTATTTTCACCACCATAAAACTGTAAGTACTTCTTTATAATTTTTTACGCGAATCTGAAATAGACCCACAGGACCCATTCGGGTGCTATATACTGTATGGACTATTCCCGCATTCTAGCTCGCATTATAGGCGCTGTTGTCAGTGTATTTCAAGCTACCACGCTTAGAGATCGTTTTTATCTACTGGCTCAGCGTCATGAGCTATATACTGTAGCTGTAGAAGATATTGAGCGTATCAATGCCAATAGTGCAAATCCCAATGCGCTTATCGCGGGTATATGCGCTAATCTAAGGAAACACTAGTATGAACTCAGAAGACTACAAGCAGTTAAGTGACACAGAATGGCTCAATATGCATACAGGACGTGTCTTTAACCTACCATCTACAGGTAACTCTATGAATGATCTATATAATGAAACTATAACTCGCAACGGTAAAATCTATCATTACGACCCAGACATGGACTGTTACTACTGTAGATACTCAGATGAAGGAGTTATCAGCAAATGGGCATGGCTTGTCCTAGTCGTTGTAATGGCCATATGTGCTTACTGCATAGAGTATAAACCCGGCATAGTTTAACCGTGAACGAGTACTATGTGCTTACGCTGGATCCCAACTTCAGTTCTGTGTTACGTTGGATAACTGATCACAAACTGGTGACGGAAACGCATCTCAATCGCACACGTTTTTGGGTTCCCGCAGGTGCTGTATACACTGAGTTTCAGCTACGCTTTGGTCACTGTTGTCCTAGAGTAGATCCCAGTTTGGACACAGCAACTGGCTTGCCCAAAAAAACCTTCTACTGATTGCGTAAGTACTTGGCCAATTTTTTTTACGCTAGAAATTTTTTGCCGCTTGAACCCTTTCAGGGTCTAAATACTAGATGCGCATCTTGATCACAATTCCCCAAGACAGCCCTGAACTACAGGCGATAACAGCATACTGTCAACAGCATCAGTTGGATCTACGCAAGGAATGTTGGCAGTTTCAAAGCCAGGAATATGAATTTCACATAGTATATGTGGCGGAATCTGCTCGTAGATATCTCAATTGGATGTACCTACAGTGGCCCCACAGATTTTTTGAGTTTTAGATCAGCGTTGATACTGCTGTTGTAACTGTGCAAACTCCGGAGTGCCCGGCATGGGATTAGCTGTAGTTGACTGTGTGCGCACTGCGTTCCTGGCATTTTGTGCACCAGCTTGACCTTGTGTTTGTGTGCCGCCTTGTGCTCGACTGCGCTGTTGTTGAGCATAGGGATTGGTGTTGTAGATAGGATTCCATAGATCTGCATTGATCTTTTCCTGCTCTTGTCCGGCCATCATATAAGGCAAGCTCAGTGCAGTGGGCACGGCTCCCGCGGCAGCCACTGCGTCTCCCACCAAATGTCCAGCCACACCGCGAACAGTGCCTGTGTTGCTCCAATGACTCAGTAGGTCGCCTATTTCTCGTGGGATTCCCGGAAAACTAGGCACAAAATTCTGTAGTGCAGTCACAGCTGCCTGGGTCGGCTGTCTTGTGGCCAACTGTTGTACTATCTGTGCCGCATAGGGACTCAACGCGGCCACCTGTGCCAGTTGGGGATATCGTTTGAGAAACTCGGGCGCAATATTACTGACTGCTGTGGGCAGTGCCGCACCCACTGCATTTTTTACAGGATCAGCACCGTCAATCACAAACTCACGTGCTCGCATGTTAAACCACCTTGAGCAAGGCTGTGTTGGCCATCCTTTGAGCCCAACTTTCACCCACTGCTTGTGTGGGATTAGTTGGTGTGTTGGCAGCCACTACTTGAACAGTGTTTGGACCGCCTTCCCAATGTCCCTGTTTCAAACACATCTTGCGTAGTTGTTCGTCAGATAAATCTTTTACAGGAGTGTCTATGGTAGCACCTGCCGCCCTGGCTAGATCTTTAGCATAGTCTGTGCCGCGTATGCCCCTGTTGGCCACAGCCCACAATTGGCAACCTTGATCTATAGTGAGATTGTTGTACTTGGGCATGCGCCATTGTGCCATTTGCAATTTGGTGCCTGCTTCTAGGTTGGGCATGATGGCCACTGGTTCTTTGTCTCCGGCTACAATATAACCCACTGCTCCATACTGCTGGGCCAACGGGCTCATCATGTTGTTTCCGGGATTGTTTGCTCGCCAGTTTATATTTCCACCTATACGCTTTTGATTGCCTATAGTGATACTGCCGTCCGCTGGGTCTACCTGTTGGGTTCCCTTGATCTGTTTGGCAGCCTTGGCTCTCGTGGCGTTGTTTATGTTGGGATTTGGGCCTTTTGTAGCAGTGGCTGAACCAGGACTCATTACGTTCTGTGCTTGTTGTTGTGGTGTCAGCGTAGGAGCAGTACGTGGTGCTTGATAGTCACCTTCGGGTGCTGGAGCAGGACCGGGAGCTGTGCGTGGTGCTTGATAGTCACCTTCGGGTGCTGGAGCAGGTTCTGCAGTGGCTGCCGGTATATTGACTGTGGGCTGTGCTGTTGATGGATCGGCAGCAGTGGCGCTGGGTGCTGGCTGTGCTGTCAATGTTTGATATATGCTGGCAGCTGGATTGGAAGCTACCGGAGCTGGTGCCACAGCTGGACGAGCTACGGGGTGTGGCCCACTGTTGGTTGCTGCCGGAGCAGCCACGCCATAAGTTCCGCCATTCCATTTAAACTGTGTTAGACCACTGGCTTTGGCCGCGGCGTAGGCCTGATTAAATGTTTCTTCTGTTAGGGTCTTTTTCTTTGGTACCAGTTTCAATAGTGCATGTTCGGCCATCTTTTGTGCCCAACTTTCAGCCACTGCCTGTGGTGGCTCGGCCTGTTGATCGTTGGCCGGTTGTTGCTGAGCAGGCTGATCTAGCACAAATGTAAACTCTTCCATGTTGGCAGTGGGGTGTCGAGCCTGCAGTTTGGCCTTGACATCTTCCGCTGATTCACCTTCTATACGAGCTGTTCTACCAGTGGGAGTGTGTGTTACTAGATAAGTGCCTGGACCTTGATCCGGAGTTTCTTCCGATTTTTCTGGCTCACTGGCCCAGCTTAGTGGATAGGTCTTTTGTAGATCGCCCACGTCTTTGGCCACATCATAGCCCTTGCCGTTGGTCAGCTCTTTGCTACCCTCATGCAGTTCTTCTGCTTTGGCCATCATGGCTGAGCCAATGGCCTTCATCAAACCCGGGAACAGCTTGCTAAAACGCTCGTCATTCCATTGAGTATCATGTCGACGAGTTTGATCTGCGTCCACAATCTGACGTGTCTGAGCATGCAGTTGCCACTTGCCTTCCACATGCTCCATGTTGGTCTTGTCTGTTACTGAGATAACAGGACCATCGGGTGCGTAGTTTTGGAACCAACGCAGACCACTGCTTGAGCCTGTGCAAAAGTTGGCCTGGTAGCCAGCTGAATTGTTGAATGTGTAGCAAGCACCGTAGTTCAAGGGCAACACCACTAGAAAACGACTATCATCGATCAGCACAACTTCTTTGCGCTCACGCTTGTGCTTTTCAATAACTTCAGCATCGGCAATACGGCGCAGTTCTTCGCGATAGTTCTGCTTGTTAATGATCTGTTGTATGTTCTTGATACTGCGGAACTTGTTGAAATCCTGGTGTTCTGGCGCTAGTTTGCCGCGAATACTCAGTGCTTTCCAAGCACCCAGTGCGTCACCACCTTCGCCTGATATGTCTTCGTAGTCTGCTTGTCCGTTGGTGTACAAGCGTGTGAGCCATTCGTCAAACTTGCCGTCTGCTGACACATCACCGTAGCGTGTGCTACTCAATGCACCATCTAGTAGCTGGCTCCATAGCTGTAGTGCTTGTTCGGGAGTGGGACGCACGCCTAGACGTGCCAGTGCGGCCTTGGGTACTGAGCCATCATTGGTCATGGCTATGTAGATCTTCTTGATCATGCCAGGATCTCGAATCTTGGCTGCCACGTTGGCTTCTTTAATTAGGTCTAGGGTTTTCATCCTGAAATCAAACTCCGTTTGAAGAATCCCAACACTGTGCCCAACTTGGCTGTGTCACCGTTGCTGAGATCCTGTAGTAATTTTTGTGCGCCCTCATGACGTTCACTGGAATAGCTGGCTCCGCCGTAACGGCTACGAGTAATTTCACCAGTTTCTTCGGGATAATAGTAGGCCGCACTCATCAAGATTGCTGAGTTGATGGCACCCTTGATCCAGTCTGGTGGTTCTTTGTTGCCTGATTCCAATTCATCTAGTCCGCGCTGTAGATACTGTAGTTGTTTGAGTTTCTTTTCAACTTTTTCAAACGCATCGTTTTTCAACATGACTCCGGCCATGCCCTTGCCGTCTGCAATGGCTGCCTGCATGCTCTTGGCCCATAGGGGACGGAACTTGTTCATCAGTGTTTCTTGATTCATTGACTGCTGTTTGGGAGCCGCTTGTTTGCGATCGTTGCGCTTGTTGCTGGCGTACTTGTTTTCTGTGCCGATCCAGTAGGAGTACTTTTCCCACTTGCCGCCTAGCTGTCCCTGTAGAAAGTCCAGCACATTGCCGCCCTTGGAATCGTTGAATCCCACGGGGTCTGCACCAGTTGATGCCAGTGCTTCATAGTTGCCGTTACGTGCTTGTATGGCACCAGATCCTTTGGGGCCAGTGACCAAGACCCAACCTTTGGGAAAACGATTTTTTAGATCGCTCCAGCTGATCTTGGTGATCTTGCCAAAGTCTTGATTGTGGCTCAATGCTTGATCACCGTGCAGTTTTTTAATAACTGCGGCAGCGCCGGGATGTGTGCCCAGTAAGGTCAGTGCTGAACTGGCTTCGGTAATGATCTGTTCGCACAGTTGGCTGAATAGTTGTATGCTCATGATGTATTTATCTGCCCAGTAAACTGCGATGTGGTCGAGCGTGGCCTAGTTCGGGAGCGGCACGATTGTCTGTACTTTCGTTCTCGGGCCATGAATATATGTAGTGTCCAAACTGATCATGCACCAACAGCCAGCGTATTCCGTTGGCTGAATACTGATGTATGTCTGCGGTATATCCGGGCATGCTCTGTGCAAAATCTATGTCACCATCACCTAGATCATCTCCATTGTCACGTAACCAACCGGCTACTGCATTGACTTCTTGCGGAGTGTTGGGACCTTGTCCATCTAGGTTTGCTATCATCCAAATACGATCAGTTGGAGTACGAGTCATTGATGCAAACAGGTGACGTCCCAGTGTGCGTATGGCACGATTCATATTGCCGGGCAAGTTGGCCACTTGATGGAATTCGGGATTTTGTACACCGCCTGCTGTGAGTGCTTGACCAGCTACTGCGGGCAAGTTTTCAGTGTTGACATGCTGTACAATTTGATTTTCAGCTTCTTGATCCGGAACTGGATAACCAGGATCATCGGGATCACCTTCTATGTCACGCAGTCGACTCAGCATGTCACGCATGCCCGGATGATGTATGCCGCCAGTGGCCTGCTGTGTACGACTTTGACCAGCACGATTGGTTCGGGGGTCATGACTAGGAGCTTGAGCGCCGGGTTCATCGGCTCCTGGCTCTGCAGGTCGATTGACCAGGGGTTGATCAGGTTGATCTCCAAATAGGTTATCAAATGCACTGAACGGATCACGCTCTTGTGTGGGCTTGGCCGCATCGGAAGAATCTGTGGGTTTGCGTTTGCGCTCAGCTTCTTGGATATAGTCTCTTAGGGTCTTGGTCATGGGGTATACTTGGTTAGCGGCTGTCGCCTATTTTACGTGCTGTCTGTATCTGTTGTGTCATATTTTGTAGATCAGCAGGACTTTGAGGCTGTGCGGTGGGTTTGGCTGGTGTTAGACTATGCAGTTCTGCATTGTTCTTGTTGACCCATGCTGTGGCTTCTTCTGCTGATGCAAATGGTCTAGTAAACAGCTCATATGCTTCACGTTTGCGATTGAACATGCGTATGGCAGCCAACACAGGTTGTACGGGCAATAGACCTTCGCGCACTTTGGACTTGCGGCGTTTGGGCTGTTTTTCCAACAAGCGTTGATCTTGGGCTCGTTCACTGCCGGCACCTAAATGTGCATTGTTGGCCCAGTTTTCGCCGATGATGTCTTTTATTTGCATATGATATTTATCTCCAGGCCTGAACTGTACAGTTAGTTTTAAACAGCCCTGAGAATGAAGAGGCCACGAGGAGGCGTCCGCTATCGGAACTTGCGTTTGCCGCTACGCTTCGCGTAGTAACCTGTAATTTACCGCTGCCGCTTCGCGTAAAAAATTTAGCGTCCGCTTCGCGAATACAGTTATTGTATCCAGTTGATAAGGAAGAGGGTACGATGCTTGTCGTATTTGAAGGCCACTGACACATGATAACATTCTGTAGCCATGTTCCATGCCCAGCGTTGGTATTTGGGGCCAGTGTAGCTGAGTAGCCATTGTTCCACACTTACTATACCTGAAACCCAGTCTAATTGCTCACCGACGCATCCAGGCCATTGAATATCTGCGATATATTCAAAGTTGTGTGTATCCGGAAAATAATTCCTCATACAGTATTTAAAATAGGTCACAAAAAAAGCACCTCGAAAGGTGCTTTTTTGTTACATTTAGATTACGCTTGAGCTTCACCCCAACGTAGAACCAAGTTGGCCAACACTGGTGCACCCTGTGTCAAGAACACATTGATGAACAGCACGTCTGGACCGTTGGGGAATGTACCACGGCCACCGATTGGCGTATTGGTCAATTCCTTGAATGGTGTCAAATCTAGCGAGTCTTTGTTTGCTGGTGAGCTAATGAACGAGAATACAGTTTCACCTGGTTGTGCATATGTATTACGACTTACTGTTATTGCACTACCTGCGTTGACAGTACTGGTCAATGCTTGATTAATCTGTATAAAGCTAGCTGTAGCGCCAGTTGGAGTACCGCTGAATGTTTGATTAACAGCGTAAGTACCTGCGGCGCCTGCGCTACCTGTTAGCTGTAGAGTTACATATGTGCCAGCAGTTACACTACCACCTGTTAACTGCATACCTACTTGAATAGCCGCTGTAGGTGCTGTAGGTGCAAAGGTAAACAACTGTGCAGTGATTGTGGTTATACTCTGTTGACTACCAACTGACTGACTTTGGCTGATACTGAATGTTGAGTTACCTGTTGAAACACTACCAGTTAATACCGCAGTGATAAATGTGCCTGGTAACACACCGTTGCCGCCTAGAACACTACCTACAGCAAAAGTACCACCTGTTGGAGTACCAAACACATAAAGTACAGTACCACTGATGTAAGCACCAGTGGTTGTGGCCAATGCACTAGAAGTTACGGTTGTACCAGTAAATGTTATAGTGCTGGTGCCAGTAGCGGTTACTTTGGTCAATCCCAAGAAACCTGTGCTGGTTGCACTTGATACGTCATCGCCTGCTAGTATGCCGGCTATTGAACTGACTGGTAATGTTGTTGCGCTTGTTGATATAGCAATGTTGGCTGTTGGAGATGCTGTGTTGCTGTTGGCAAATGTTACACTGGTACCAGTGGCAATTTGACTAAAACTTGGCTGACCAGTTTGCAGAGCTGTTGAGTTCAAACTGTTCCAAGTAATACCAGTAGCTGGGTTAAGTGGATAGTTACTTGGGTTTAAAATACCTTCAATAACCACAGCTGAGTTGCTGTTGGTTGAACCACCAACAGTAATTTCAATCGCCTGTAACAACAACTGCGCACGATTGATCAAGTCACGTGTGCCTAGGTCGCCTACTATAGCGTTTGACACGCTAGGTGCTAATCTGATAGCAAACGATGTGGTCTTACGTGTACTGATAGTTGTGTTGATACTTTGATAATTGAAAATGTATCCACGATCAGTATCAAAACCACCGTCTTGCAAGAACGCACTACCCCAGTGACTGATACTAGGTGTTGCTGTTTGTCCCACTAGTATAATACCTGCGCCGGCAGCGTGAGTGCTGGCTGAGCCTGCTGTAAACAAACGAGTAGTGCCAGCTACATATGTTGGCATTGCTACAGCTCGGCTTACACCAGTCAGTGTACCAGCAGTCAATTGCTGATTTACCACTGTTTGAGTTGTTGCTCCTAGTGTACGTCCAGTATAGCTGATAAGTTCGTTGTCCACATAGCAGTAGGCTGGATATGTTGCACTTGCACTTGGAAAATATGTTACATCTGTTACACTTAGTGTATTGTCACCTGATCCGGCTGATGCACTCAAACTGGTACGAGCGGCTTCGTTGACCACTTCGTAGCGAACTGGTTGGTTACCTGAACGCATGTAAGCTTCAGTATTTAAATTGTTGCCGCGCAAACGGTGTACAGTGATGTACTTGCCATCTGGTCCACGCAACATCCAGTCAATAAATCCAGCACCGTACCATGTCCATTGTAGTCCAACCATCTGCATCTTGTTGACAATGATATTGTATCCGCTGGCATTGAATCCGTTACCAGAACCATCACAACGATCTTGATTCCATTGACTCTGCGGTATCAATCTATCGATAGTTTTGACCATTTTGATACCGGAAGCAGAGACTGCTCCTCTATAATCTGGAGTTACAAAGATTTGTGTATCACTTACCACTTGAGTGACCACGTGAGTCATACCTTTGATTACCACACGGTCGCCTGCTATCAATTGGCTGGTAAAACGTGAGTTGGCACCCACCACGCTGTTGGAATCAACAGTGGCAGTTACTGTACCTGCAATTTGGAATGTCGAACTACGACGTCCAATTGCCAGCTGTTGACCATCCCACTGCCAAAACTGTCCGTTTTGTTCGTCAAATGTTCCCAATCGTACTGTAGCACCCCAGTGTCCTGTAATCTGCATAGTACATGGTGAATTGATAGAACCAGTTGTATTTCCCAACACATTGGTTACTGCTACAATCAAGCTACGTTCATCAACGATAGCACCAACTGTATAAGTTCCGCTGTAACCCGTGGTTGTTACGCCAAGCACGTTGATAGTTGCACCTGGTTGGAGGCCATGATCTGTATCATCTGTTATAATTTGTATACCAGGAGTAAATGTAACTGTAGTACCTGCATTGATAGTTGCCAGTGTGGCAATATTGATTGTCAATGTATTGCTGTTAATTGCAACAATATAACTGCCTACTGCAATACCTGTACCACTGATCAACTGACCAACTATAGCACTTGCGGCGCTGGTCACAGTGATAGCCAACGTTCCACTTGCGATAGTGCCTGTTGTGGTTGTTGTAAATGTTGTTATTGCTGTGTTGGTTGCAGTAATAGAGCGTATGTCATAGTTTGGTGCCATCAGCGCACCGGTATTGTAATTGATACTCTTACCAGATTGATAACGGATATATTTTTTGCTCATACGCACTGCCATTGATCCATGAGCTGGACCGCCAGTTCCTAACATAACACCGCCGTCGAACGGTCTGTGTTGGTAGAATGCATCTGGGCGTGAATAAATTACACCAGTCGGTGTTCCAGTAATCTGTCCGCTGGCGCGGGCTGTAAATGTTAGTGTAGTCAAACTTGGTGTTGATTCTACAAAGAATGGACCTTGAGCCAAACTGTGATTATTTGTTCCTGAGTCTGAAGCAATCTGACTGATAATTGTACATCCTGGAACAAATCCATGGTTGGTTGCAAAAGTCACAGTGATTGTACTTAATCCCGTAGTGCCGTTGATTGTAATACCGGTCACATTGCTGTATAGTAAAACAGCATAAGTTCCGTTGCCGCCGGTGCCACTAAATGCACCTGGAGCCACGCTTGAACCGCTAACAATGATAGCTGTACCTGTTGCAACACCGGTGCCACTCAATACTTGCCCTACTGCAAATCCGCTCGAAGTGCCGGCGGCAGTAAAGGTGTTGGTTGTTGCTGTAAATGTAGTGCTTGCAATCGTTTGACTTGAGCTAATAGTCCAACTGCTTCCACTACCACTTACAATGTAAGTGGATGGTAATATGCCGCCACCTGTTAACACTTGTCCGATTGCCGGGCTACCACCGCTTGTGGTTAGTAATGTTCCGGAGATCGATCCGGTTACTGTTGTGGCAGCTGTGGTAATACTGCCTGAACTGGTTGTGCCAACTGCACTGACTGCACTGGCTGTAAATGTTGATGTTCCCACACTTGATCCGGTGTAAAATGCACCTTGACGCAGTTGGGTATAAGTTGAGCTTAGTACATCACCGTTGGTTGTACCAACTTTGGCCTTGGCATAGTACGTTAACACATTATTATTGACTGTGTTGATTAAAAAACTACCTTCAGCACGGGCAAATCCTTGCACTGTGTTCAAATAGCCTTTGATAGTGATCGGAGTGCCTACTGCCCAACTGGCTGGAAAAGTAACTGAGTTGGTCACTGTGATCAAACTTTCACCTACACCTCCTGTACCAGCTGATGCATCTGTAGTAACACTGGTTACTGATTGATCAGTGCCTGGAACTTCGTACACGCTGGGATAACCGCGCATTAGGTCATAAGTCAACCACTTGGTTGGCTGTAGTCCGTACTCAAAGTCAGCGTCCAACATGCTTTGTGGGTTACTAGTACGTGTACGCTCGAATGCGTCTGTACCAATTTCTGGCATACGGATATTTTGGTATGGCTGTTCATATAAAATTTGTAATACATCACCACTAGAAATACTGTTGGCCGTGATCAGAGACAGTGCGGCACTATTCAGCTGTATGATAGTGGAAGTATCGCTATTATCCAAAGAAGTAACAAAATTAGTGTTGTTAACTCTAGGAAATGATACAGTAGTACCAGTGAATGTGGTATCTGCGAAATTGTACAGAATTACGTTTTTAGTAGTGTCTGTAATTACTAATAACTGCTGTAAATCTATCTTGCCAGGTACCTCAATTGCGCCTGTGCTAGCGTTAAAAACGTACTGTCTCAGTTGTGCTTTTGCCATTTAAATCTCCGTATTGACTTATCTTTATTTATCTTTAGCCCAAGGCTGCGGCCATGACTAAGGCCAATGCTTTAAGGTTTACGCCGCCTACAAACAGGTTCCCGCCAATATAGGCGTTTTTTGCCACATTAATGCCACCTGCTGTTATAATTGATCCAAACTGTACATTATTTGCTGTGGTAGCATCAGCTGTGCCACTAATAGTCAATGACGTCAAAGCACCCACTGTGGTTATGCTACTAGATCCTGCAGCCGGTGCGGCACCCAGTGCTATCAAAGCTGCCGCGGCGGATGTTGATCCAGTTCCGCCATAAGCTACAGGAATAGCTGTACCGTTCCATACGCCAGTGGCAATAGTTCCAACTTTGGTTAGGCTACTGTTCAATATCCCTGATGCTAAGGTATCGCCCGACAGTGTACTGGCTGAAGCTGACGGTGCAGATGCCCAAGTGAATCCTGATCCGTTCCATGTTAAGAATACTCCTGCCGAACCGGTAGATGGGTCTGTTACAAATCCTATTGCTCCGTTGGATTTTAAATAGGTAATTGCATTGTTTGAGCCGCCTACAGGGCCAGTTATAGTGGTCGCTGTGCCTGCACTGGTTGCACTGGTTGCAGTTGCCGCACTACTGGCCGTTCCAGCTGTTTGAGCATAGGTCACAGTACCAGTAATCACATATGGACTGTTTACAGTAACATTGCCATTGACTGTTAATCCCGTCAAAGTACCCACTGATGTTAAACTGCTGTTGACCAAGGACAATGGCAAAGTTGTTCCAGTTAAGGCACTGGCTGCGGTAGGGGTAGCATATAGGGTTGGATAAAGCAAACTGTTGTAGTTACTGGTTCCGTCGCCAAACTTGAACAATAGAGTATCGGTTTCAAGACCGGGCTCACCTGCACCCAGTACAGGATTAACTGTTTTCCAGTTACTGGATGTGTCTCTTCTTAGTTTTATCTGCGTATTCGCCATTGTCGATCCTTAATACCTATATTTATGCAATTTTTAAGCCTGCGCTTCACCCCAACGTATAATAACGTTAGAGTTAGTATTTGATCCAGCAACTTTGTATACATTAATAGCTAAAACGTCTGGACCGTTGGGGAATGTACCACGTCCGCCGATAGCAGTAGCAGTAAGCTCTTTTAGGGGTTGTAAATCTAAGGTATCGGTATTTCCAGGGTTCGATACGAATGAAAATACCTGTTCTCCCGGCAGTGCGTATTGCGCTCCAAATTTAAATTGCGGAGTGTCACCTGCATTAATTGTAGCATTAGCGGCCTGTGTAAATGTTATACGATACGTGGTAGCACCAGTTACACTAGCACCAGTAAAGTCAGTAGCAGTACCTGATCCAGTACCTGTTACAATCAGCGTTCCAGCTACACTTGACGATACTACAAAAGTTCCATTATAAGTTCCACCCGTAATTCCTGTTACAGTAACACTTGAACCTACTGGATAAACAATAGTACCCGTTAGTGTATAAGTTTGTGTAGTTCCACCGCCTGAGCTAGAAGCTGCCGTTACCACACTGGCAGTACCGTTGAATATACGTGTGGCTACCTGTGTTACACTTGAACCCGCTGGAAACGCTGTATAACTTGAATTGAGTTTTGTACCAATAGTAGCACCGCTAGCTAACCATGAGCTACTAGTGAAGAACAAGAAGTTCTTGCTAGCATACGAACTTGCACTACCTGCGGCTGTTACAGTTACAGCAATGTTATTACCAGCACCACTAGTACTGTTAGCATTGGCATTAGAGCTCATAACAACCCTTGTATGACTTGTACCACCAATAGTGATATATCCTGTAGTTACACTAGCAATAGTCTGGCCACCGTTAATGTAGGTAGATGCACTTAAGGAATCTCCTACTTGAATTCCGCTAAATGTCCAATCTGCATCAGTTACCAAAAAGTCGGCTCGAGTGGTGTTTAAGGCACGAGCGTAGGTTGTACTACTTGCACTAGTAGCAGTAATTGCAATATTATTTCCTGTACCTGCTGAGCTATTAGCATTTGCATTACCACTCATAATAACACGAGCATAACTTACGCCAGCAATAACAGTGTAGTTAGCTGTAATATTTGAAACGGTCTGGCTACCTGTAATATAAGTTGCTACTGCTAATACGTCAGTAACTGCCGCTGTACCGCCAGCATACTCTGCCTGTGTTACTAGGAAATCACTACGACTTGTACTTAATGCTGTATTGTATGTAGCGGCGACACTGCTGGTAAATGTTATAGTAATATTCTGAGCACCGTTGGTTGCCGCGGCAGGACTGGTACTGGTTCCCACAGCACTCATGGTAATTCTAGTATAATTTGTTCCGCCAATATTAATATATGTTCGTGTAAAGCCGTTAACCGTTTGTGCGCCGGTCAAATAAGTTGATGCACTAACAGTATCACCGACTGCGATCGGTGTTGATGCTAGCAAAGCATCATATGCAGTGTCTGTAATCAAGAAATCGTTGCGACTTGCACTAATAGCACTATTGTAAGTAAGATTGTATGCAGTTGAAACTGATAGACTAACGTTATTTCCGGCACCTGCTGTACTAGTAGCAGACGGAGCTTGATTTAATACTATACGAGTATATGTTCCACCATTAAAACTTTGTGTAATACTCGAAATCGTAGTTCCACCAGATACGTTAGCACCGGTTACACTATCTCCAGCTTGGGGTGTTGGACTTAACGCACTAAACGCCGCATTGGTAATTAAAATGTCTGTACGCACTGTATTAGTAGCATTAACATATCTAGTGTTAGTACTTGTACTAGCTATTACGTTATTTCCAGCACCTGCTAGACTAGTTACTGTTGGATTGATACTTAAAACAATACGTGTGTAAGCACCGCCACTGTAGGCTCTAGTAATACTGACAATGGTAGTTGCGGCATTAAAATTGCCCCCAGTTACACTGTCTCCCGGTTGAATTGCAGTCAATGCATCATACTGAGTGTTAGTAATTAAAATATCACTACGACCTGTATTTGTAGCATTGATATAAGCATTATTACCATATGGTTGTCCTGCGGCAAATCCAATAGCTGTCAACGACTGTACTACTGCGGTATATGGACTACCACTAGCAAATCCTTGTGCGCTAATACCCTGTGATGCATAACCAAAACTCTGTGACGCCGCTGTTTGTGTCGTTGCACTGAAACTTCTTGCGGTCAATGTATTGGTCAATGGAGCAAAACTTCTTGCTGTAATCGGAGTCGTAAATGCTCCCTGTACAGTTGCATTGCTTGTGCTAGTATTACCACTCCAAGTTACAGAACCGCCTGATGCAACTTGTGCAAAACTAGGTTGTCCACCAGCCGCGCTTGATGCTAGGCCAGTCCATGTAATCTTAGTTGGGTCAGTTGGATAATTTGAAGGATTTAAGATACCCTGAACAATAATTGCACCACCACCGCTGACAGTGTCGCTGGTAATTGAAATACCGGCCAATAGTAATTGCGCACGGTTTAATAATTCTCGTTCCCCTAAGTCGCCAACAATAGCGTTACTTACACTAGGTGCTAGACGAATCAAGAAAGAGGTCGCAGGGTCCACACTGGCCACCACTCCGGTTGCCGCGTAGTTAAAAATATACCCACGGTCACTGTCAAACTGACCATCAATCATAAATGCACTGCCCCAGTGACTGATAATCGGAGTAATTGTATTACTAACTAAAATAACACCAACTCCGGTATTATGAGTGGTCGCTGAACCTGCACTCCATGTTCTACTAGATCCTGCTACAAACTGTGTTAATGTTGCGCCGCGAGTACAATTTAATAAATTTGTACCGTCATTATTGTTAAAACGTATTAGCTCATTTTCAATCAATACAGTTCCACTATTTGGAAAATAGAATGCATTTGTCAGTGGTATAGTAGTTGTACTGCTATTAATAGTAGATGACAACGATGTCTTGGCACCTTCGTTAATAACTTCATAGCGCACAGGTTGGTTACCAGTACGCATATATGCTTCTGTGTTTACGTTACTATTACGGAAACGATGTGCAAACACATAATCGCCTGTAGGACCTCTTAACATAAAGTCAATAAATCCAGCACCATACCATGTCCACTGCATACCAATCATCTGCATCTTAGTTACATCTAAACTGTAGCCACTTGGTCCGGATCCGTCTAATGTATCTAAGTTCCACTGGCTCTGCGGTACTATTAAATCAATAGTTTTACAAACTTTAGTACCTACAACATCTGTCACGCCACGATAATCTGGACTTACCGATGCACTAGTATCACTAATCACATTAGTTATCACATGGCTCATACCTCGGATAACGATACGATCTCCAGCAATTAGCTGTTGTGTAAATCTTGTATTTGTTCCAGTTAAACTATTGCTGTTTGCCGGAATACTAACTGTACCTGCAATTTGGAATGTACTTGAACGTTTAACCACGGCCATCTGTATTCCATCATATTGATAGAACATACCGTTTTGGTCATCAAATGTTCCTGAACGCACAGTTGCTCCGTGCCAGTTGCGCACACTCATTACACACGGACTGCCAATAATTGCAGTTGTAGCCCCTAGTACTTGTGATGCAGTTACTTTAAAAACTCGCTCATTAATAATAGTCGATACTGTATAAATTCCATTATATCCTGTAGTTGTTGCGCCAGTGATTTGAATTATAGCACCAACTTGGCACCCGTGGTCTACGTCGTCAGTGGTTATTGTAATGACCGATCCTACAGTAGTTCCGGTAGATGTCATACTTTGAATATCGTAGCTAGGAGCGAACAACGCACCTGTATTATACATAACACCCTTACCCGATTGATAACGAATATATTTTTTACTCATACGGATTGCGGTAGCACCATGTGCTGGACCACCAGTTCCTAATTGTACTCCGCCATCAAGCGGTCTATGCACGTAGTAACTATCTGGTCGACTATAAACTGTACCAACTAGTGTATTGGCAATAGTTCCTGGAGCTCTTGCTGTATATCGTAGTGTAGTTGTACTTGGCACTTGCTCAACATAAAATGCGCCCGCTGATAATTGAGCATTTGAACCCGTACTACTAATAGTAGTTGTGATACTATCACCTGGAACAAATCCATGAGGACTACTAAATTGTATTTCAATAGTTGCAATACTAGTATAGTTTAACGTGCTTGCACTGGCAATAGCTTGTGTAGTAACGTCAGTCAGTCCAATTGCGCTGATAAAATTCTTTGTTGGGGGAGTTACTGGAGTTCCTGAAACTGAGAATGCTGTAACTAATCCGCCAGCTTGCACAGTTAATACTTGGATAGTTGCATCAGCATTGCCGCCACCGCTGATGGTAATGGTGTTGCCGACTGTATATCCCTGACCAGCATTATTGATAGCTACGCCTGTTACTGTTCCTCCAACCCCAATGCCGGTAATATCCACAGTGAGTCCTGTACCAGTACCGCCAGTTGTGACTATGTTTACTTCAGTGCCCAGATACAGGCTGCCGGGAACAAGTGTGGCATTGTCAAAAGTATCCACAGCATTAATTGGACTAGCACCAGTTACTGTTATGGTCACATCATTTGCTGTGGTTGAACCTCCCACACTTGTTCCTAAAATAGTAATAGTATCATTAGCAATATAACCGCCGCCAGCACTTGCTCCCGCTGCCGCGGCATATACAGTATTCAATCTCGAAACATTGAATAATGCGCCCGATCCTGTTCCACTTGTAGCACTTTGTGATAGTCCACTATATGTTTGATTAGTTCCTAATATGGTACTAGTTAATGGACCGCTTAGTCCAACAGTATTGCCGTTGATAGTAGTAACTTGAACTACAGTGCCATCGCCTCGATCAAACACTAAACCTGGAATAATTCCTGTTGTGCTAGCCACGATTAATTGTGTATCATTAATTGCGGCACTAGTTGTTAATTTTGTACTAGCTACTGCACCACCTGCCCCAAACACTGATGTGATCTGTGTACCGGCAGTAATACCTGTACCGGTGATAGGAGCACCTGCTATTGGTGCTGTACCGCTAAATCCAATAAATGTACTACCACTAGCAGAATTTAAATATGTTGTGACAGTACCGCTTTGACCATTAGAATAAACGTTAAACGCTGGATTACCAACACTTGCTCCTGTATAAAATCCGGCCGCACGTAGTTGTGTATACGAAGAACTTAATAGTGTCGGATTAACAGAACCAACTTTACTTTTTGCATAGTACGTGAATACATTAGATGATACTATACTAGCAACAATGAATGTACCTTCTGCACGACTAAAACCCGAGACACTACTAGCTAACGCTTTAATTGTAAACACGTCACCAACACTAAAACTATGAGCCGCTACGGTGGTTACAGTCAGTTGGCTGGCACCTGTAAAACTAGTACCAGCTGATGCATCAGTGTACACACTAACAACTGCTTTATCACTACCTGGTATTTCATATACACTTGGATAGTTACGCATCATACTAATTGTTTGCCACTTGGTTGGCTGTAGTCCGTACTCAAAGTCAGCGTCCAACATACTTTGTGGAATACCAACCTTCATACGTTCCATAGCATCTGTACCGATACTATTCATACGTACTGCTTGTTCTTTACCTTCAACAAATATTTGTATATTGTCAGTGACCATCATACCAGTAGTACTGACATTAAAAGTTATAGTAGTAACTTGTTCAAATCCGTAACTGGCGCCGCCAAAATCACTGTCGTATCCGCTACTATATGTTACTTCTGCCGCATTATCTGAATCACTAAAATTATAAAGAATTGTATTTCTACTAGTGTTGGTAATCAATAAGAAATCTTTAAGTTTGTAAAATCCAGGAAATTTAACATAGCCACGATTTGAAATTTTAGTTGGTAGACTAGATAGACCGTTTGTAATAACAGTGATAACAATATTAGTAAGAGCAACAAATTGTGCAGAACCTCCTAATTCCGGAGTGTACGCTTGTTCGATAACTTGACTTACGCTAGTGTTACGAGCAGTAGCCGTAACATTAGTCAAAATATAGTTTGAAACTAAATCTCGAATAAATGTATGTGCGGCAACTTCCGGAGTCCTATCGCCGTCTACTTGTGGATAACCATTATCAAAATATTTACTAGCATTAAAATATGTTTGTCTATTGCCACCGTGCTTTAAATCACTAATGTATCCTTCCAAAACATAACTAACGTCTCTATAACATTTTTCTTTATTGTAGGTGTAGTATGCAAATGGTGCAATATTGTTTGCTACATTATAGGCAATAAAAGCAATAACTTCTTCTTGAATAAATCTTTTGTTTGCTTCTAGAAGTGCAACTGTCTGTGGTAGTAATCCGGCATTTTGACTATCAGGTGCTATAACGGTTGGAAGCGAACTTAGACCAATATTGATAGCATTGATAATGTAATTGAACAAAACAGAAGTTTGTGCAATGCCAGTCGACTCACCTGCATTACCAGTAATAGTAGTTTGTGTAACTGTTGAGTTTAATCTAGTATAAGTTGTATTAGTTAAGATATAATTGGTAATTCTGCCACGTAACCAAGTTTTAACATCAACTTCTACGGCTGGTGTGAGAATCTGTATAACACCGTTGACATAATAGTTTGCACCCATCTGATAGGATAAACTATTACCGCCTTGAGTTAAATCATACACCATCGAATCTAAATTATAACCGATATCTCTTTTACATTTAGTAGATCTAGTTGCATCGTAAGCATAGTTATAATAGGGACTTGAAACGTTTGATGCATTAGCAAGTATTTGGGCACGAATATACGCATCGGTTTCTGCAACAAGGAAAGCTCTATTGGCTGTTAGTAGTGCTACTGTTTTTGGATATTGATTATAAGCAGGAGGAATCGCTCCTGGAAAAAACTTATAATTAGTTATTTGTTTCTTTGACATTTATCTTCTTTTCCTTGGTTAACTCAAAGCAATGGACATGGCTGTTGCTTTTTTGTCTACATATTTTTTATTCGTTGCGTGTGTTGTCAATGTTGGCGCAGTACTTATCACAGCGTTGCCGCCAACTGTCACATCATTGGTCGTTGTTACTGCACTGGCATTAACAGTGCCGCTAGGCATGGTAATATTACCAGGAAGATAAGTTGTACCGTCCGGCGCAAATGCCCAATGGTTATCAGCTGATATACTGGCGTTGAAGCCGCTAGTTCCAGTGGAGTTAGTATAGAATTCAATACCAAATTCATCAACAAATAGATTGTTGTTACCACGATAGTCTAAGGCAACTTGATCGCCATCGATAATAAGTGAACCTACAGTACTAAGATAATTATAACCAGTTGACGATATCAGACCGCCGCCACTTGCACCTGGTATTACTAAGTTACCAGATGAATTTAAAGTTATTGTTTTAGTACCATTGACTAGTGTGCTAAGTGTTATGTTAGCCGATCCGTCAAACGCTACATTATTAATGTTTTTAGTAGCCGCTAGTTTAGTGGCAGTGTCTGCATTACCAGTGACATTACCTGTTAAATTTCCAGTAACATTACCAGTAACATTACCTGTTAAATTTCCTGTAACATTGCCAGTTAAATTTCCTGTAACATTACCAGTTAGTGATCCTGTAAATAATGCGTTAGTGCCGTCAGTACCATTATCTAATATCTTACTAGTGCCGTTACTAGCATAAACATCACCGAAAAACGCAGGATTGGCTAGGGTTGTACCGTTGTCCAATACACGCAAACCACCGGCTGTATATATGTCGCCTTTTAGATTAGCAGTGATTGTGCCTGCAGAGTTTTGCACCCATAATTGTGTAGCTAACTTGCCGCCACCGGGCGTTTCGCCGTCCATGACCCGTAGTGTGCCATTAGTTTTGTCGTAGACAATATCACCACCGCTATAACTTATTCGGTCTAAATCAACGCTGGCGTATGCTTGTAGTTTTACACTGTGTACGGTTTTGCTCATGGAATACCAGTCCTTTATAACTAGTATTTAACCGTTTTAGTCTTTGCGATAGTATTGGTAATTAACGGTTGTTTCGTTGGTTTTGTGTACCACTGCACCGTTTTTCAAGTGGAAGCGACGAGCCATTTCTGTCTGAGGACTTAGAGTTACGATATTTTTAACGTCTTTGAATTCACCCAATATCCAAGCCGCGGCCTGCTTGAGTAGTTCTGCGCCTGCGCCTGGACTGTAGCTCCAGATAGTGTAAAACACCGCAGTATCTTTGCTTTTATCCTCATTTATCAGCTCTTCTTCGGTAGACGGAATATTTTTAAGCCATTGTAAACAAGTGGCAGCCAATATTTCTTCTCCTGCTTTGAGTATTAGAATTTCAGCAGTGTCATTGATACGTTGAGCCAAGGGAATATGGGGACGAACAGGATCGTCGTCAATGACCTTTGTCAGCGGATCGTCTATAGAGCGTAAGTGGTACAGTTCCATGGCAGGTTTTCACAGTTATTATATACGTACTTATCTCTTTTCGCATAAATCACTAGATATCATCGCCAGGCAGATTATTAAGTAGTTCTCTCAGCTTGCTGGACTCTACCTGCGCACGAACTTTGGGCACTGCGGCGCCTGCCATCGGGTCTGTAATTTCGCCAGTAGATGGGTTGACTGTCTGTCGTTGTTTGATACTGTTCAACAAGGTGCTGCCAGCTGACTGACTATTGTTGTTACCGTAGCTTTCTTCCTCGCTTAGGTCACTGATACGCAAACTGTCTATATTGAACTCTAGATCAATCTTCATACCAACACCGCTTGAACTGCGTGTTTTCATCAGTTGGATTTGATAGCGACCACGCTCACGCATTGCACGACTTGTAAAGATACCAAACACATTATCTGCTGTCTGAATCTTACTCAAACCGCCCGAGATATGACTATGATCAAATTCAACTTCCTCAACTGCTCCGCGATTCAACTGTGCCGCTGTTACAAACACACAGCCCTTTTCCACCGCTAAATTGCGTAATTCTTCACTGACATACTTGTCTTTAATAAACAAGTCTGCTGGTGATATCTTCTTGCTAATCGGCATTAGCAAGTCCAAGTAATCTACCAACAGCACGTCAACTTTACGACCCATTTTGATTTCATACTCTTTCAAGTAAGCACGAATATCGTTGGCAGTTTTACCACTGGGCATGTATTTTACCTGGTAAGATCCGGACTTTTTACCAATCACTTTGATTTTCATTTCAACGTCATCTAGGTTCTTGAAAATCTCTTTAGTGGCCATACCAGTCAACATGGCATCCATACGCATGGACACTAATTCTTCACTAAGTTCCAATGTTAGGTATACCACATTCAATCCAGCCAAGGCCCAGTTGATACCTAAATTGGCCAAAAACAGTGATTTTCCAGCACCTGAACCACCAGCAAATATATTCAACTCACCGCGATTCATACCACCAAACAATTTGTCATCCATGGCTTTCCAACCAGTAGATACTTGACCATTATTGTCTTTGATTCGCATCAGTCGAGCACGTGGATCCAAGAAATAGTCAGTGCCTAGATCCTTGGTCAGACCCACTTGCACTGCTTTTTTGATCATTTCTTCCACGGGACCATATTCACCTTTTTCCAACAGGTCAGCTGACTCTAGAATGGCCTTTTCTAATCCTTTGTGACGGATAAATGTTTCAAAGTCGCTCAACAACCAATCAAAATGTTCTTCACGTAGATCTTGACTGACCTTAAAATCACTGCTGGTTGCGGCATTTACAATATCTTGCGTGGGCATAACATTGTGATCTTCAACATATTTGTTGATAAACTCTGCAGGTGCTTGAAGCTTGCGATCAAACAAACTTGCATCAAAAATGCTTTGACAACGAACAAATGTTGCGGCGTCTGCCAGCATCATTTCCAAGTATAATTTTTGTATATCGTAACTGTAATCTGTATTTTGTGCCATATATTATTGTAACATTTAATTAAAAACTTTAACACCGTAATGGCGTTGAAAGTTTCTTGAGTCTGCGTGATCATTCACCATGGGTTTGCCTTTGATATTTAAACTGGTGTTGAGTAACATTGGGCATCCAGTTCGAGCATACCACTCTTCTAAGAGTTGTCTAAACGGGCTTCCATCGTTTGGTACAGTTTGTACACGTGAAGTTCCATCACGATGCACAATGGCAGGATAGTGGCCAGGATGCCTGCAACGAGCGACCACTTGCATATACCTACTAGTATTCCAACCGCTAGGCATATCAAAGTACATGTCCACATGCTCTTCAAGTATTGCCGGAGCAAAAGGTCTAAATTCTTGTCGTTGTTTGATTGCATTTACTCGATCCTTTATATCTTCACCGCGGGGATCCGCTAACAGACTTCTATTGCCCAATGCTCGTGGACCAAATTCTGCTCGTCCACGGGCCAATCCGCAAATCTTGTTGTCTACTAGATAGTCAACTATTTCTTTGTTGTTAGTACGACTGCCCATATCATATCCCAAGAATGGAGTAAATGCATCCTGAGTCATACGCCACTTGGGATTCTTGGCCAACACTGCACCTATTGAACTGCCAGCATCTCCTGGATTAGGCATGATCCATGTTTTACTGTAATAGTCTCCGGTCAGTCTATTAGCACTACAGTTCAATGCACAACCGCCCATTAACACCAAATTGTCACTGTCAACCAACAGTCTTGCCTTGACCAATATATCATCAAGCCATTCTTCATATATACACTGAACTGCGGCCGCAATGTCAAAACTGTCTTTTATAATCAAATCAGGAGCCCAGTCCATACACCCTCTATGAAGATTTCTTTTCATTTTAAAACTGTCATACGGCCCTTTAAAAAAATCATCATAAATTCGCTGTATATGTTTTTTAGGATCGCCGTATGCAGCCATGCCCATTAAAATATATTCGTCTTCATTGTGCTTCAACCCTACTCGTTGTGTCATAGCACTGTAAAATAATCCCATGCTGTATGGATAACTTTTACTAAATCGTTTTTTAAGTTTAGTGCCGTTGCCTTCCCAAATAGTAAATGTTTCAAATTCTCCGATAGCATCTACAACTATCACACACGCATTGTCAAATCCGCTGGTATAGTATCCGCCTGCGGCATGACTAAGATGGTGATCAACATACTCAACTGGCGCATCAATTTCATAACGTGCCATGTAAATATCAATATCATTGTCTCGGCCTTTCCAGCCTTGCCCGGCATATAATTGTCTCAATGACTTGAGAAAAGGCCGTTCATACCAATAAACTTTTTCTGGATACCCAAACCGTTTGGCATCCGCTACCAATTCTTTACATAAATCTCTGTCATTTTTTATGCCGCTGTATCTTTCACTGTGGCTGGCAAATACCAGTTTTTCGTCAGCAAATACTGCCAGTGCCGCATCGTGGCTATTTGCCGAAATCCCCCAACTGATCATTTGTAGATAAAAGGATCACGTTTCCGCAATTCTTCCAGTCGTTTTTTGAATGCTCGATGCTCTTGCCACATTCGCCAAGGAGATAAAATAAAATCAATTATTCGTTGAACCATTTTTTTGCCCTCAATTGTATTTTAAGATTGTTTGATTCTTTAGCTGATACTATCAACCAAAGTGTCGCTAACTTGCCTAGTTTGACCACAGCATCGTTGATGTCTTTGATACCTTCGGGCCAGTCAGGCATGCTCACACCCCACCCAAATTCCAATGCTTGTTCTAAGGTCGCTTTGCCAGCGGCATCCTTATCTGGTACCAGTACAATTTCTTTTCCTAACTGCTTTAATAACCAGTTTTGACTGTCTTTTATCTCCGCTCCTAGCAACGCACACCCATCAATACTTAGCGCATCAAATGGGCCTTCGCTAACAATCACGAATTCCCTATCGTCTTGTTGACTGTCTAAATTAAAAACGTATCCAGGTTGTTGTTCGCTTAGATATTTAGGTTTGGCATCGTTGATAGCACGGGCAGTCCAGCCTACAATCTCACCTTTGTATAAAAACGGAATAATAATTCTATTGTTAAATCCCACCTTGTTAGTCCAGTAAAACGGATAATCAAAAGGATCAATTTTTCTCTCAACTAAGTAGGCAACCGACTCGGCAAACTTAGTCGGAACTGCATAATCTCCATCTGGCAGTTTTAAAAATGTAGTTAGCTCTTCAAAACTAATAGCATCCAGTGGCAGTGCCCTAACATCGAATTTAGGAATTATACTACGAATTTCTGCGGTATTGTTGTTATCTAATCTAAGTGCTTCTAATCTCAGTTGGCTAATAGTACCGTCGGGAATATTCAAATCTCGCATGAACTTGTTCATGTTTTTGCTGATGTGCCTACCAGGTTGCCAACTGCATTTGAATCCACAATTGAAACAATGATAGCTGACAGCATCACCTGCATTTACTATGAATCCGCCACGTTGCCGCTGGTCATCGCAACAGACAGCATTGAACGATATCCAACCACTTGGAGTATGTTTACGCTTGCCCGGAAGGTATTGTAGTAGTGTATCCGCGATTAGGCTCATGCCTAAGTATAACAGATTCTGCGTTAGGAAGCAACGACTTTGGTAATTGATCCGTAGACCGCGGCAGCATTTTGTTGACTGCCATAGGACCAAACATCTGGATAGAACCAACTAACTCGCATGTAGCTGTAGTTCTTGCCTGTGACCGGGTTGAGAACCGGAACAAGACTAAATGGTATTGTTTGGCTAGTAGGTGTAGTGCAGGTAAATGACTGCAATTTTGGAGTATTGAGCCAACTGCTCACTGAAATGGTCATATCCTCGGTTCCTTCAACATACACAGTGCCGATAAATGCATTCAAAGTAACTTGAAAATTCATACTGGCAGTTGATTGAGCTTCGTAGAATTTGCAAGGGATAGCCGAAGTATGAGTTATCACATTGCCCATAAAATTTATTTCACTGGCAAACTCATCGTGTATGACTGTAGCACGAGTTTTAGGTGAAGCATTGGTAATAAATTGCATAGTACCACTTCCGCCAAATTGGCTGTCGTTGTACAACATAACTGTGTTGCCCGATGTGTTTACAGCGGTAGCACTGTAAGTTAAAAACTGATCGCTGAGTGTACTAATATCTGCTATTGGAATAATTATCTTGGCCAATCCCATGATTGTGTTGGCTATAACAACTCCAGTTGCTCTTAACACAGTTTGCTTGGCAAAGGTTACGGATATTGTAGTGGTAGCTGAGTCAATGTCTGTGTTTACTGCACTTACTGTAACAGTTCCTTTGATCCCAGTACCAGTGATAGTGTAGCCCACAGCAAATCCATTACCTGAAATATTTGCAGTAGGTACAGTGATTGTTGTTGTTGACGCTTGGCCAGTTGTAGCATTGACAGTTGCGCCAGTAGCAGTGGCACTGGTTACTAAAGTCATAGGGTAAGGACTATTATTCAGTGCCTTGCCTCCAGCATCCATGATGTTGACTTTGAGATTTGACAGAGTTGATAAATCCAAACGTTTCTGGTCAACGTTTTGTATGTCAAATTCTATGACATTGTCAACACCTTGATAAATTTTAATTGTTTTTGCGTACACGACCTTGTTCTCCACAGTGAATCCTGCCAAATCAGCCAATAGTACTACTCTATTAGGATATAAATAACTTTGAACTTTTTGCATTACCAGGAACCTTTATTAGTAGTATTTATGGCAAAACTAAGAGACGACATACAACAAAATCTACCCTTCATCAGTGTATTAAACTACGGTGATAACGAATACGTGGGTATCGTAATCAATCAAGATCAGTATGTTACTAGCTTCTATGATCTCAACGCCTTAAGAACTCCTGAAGAAAAGACAGCATTCTTAGAAATAGGAGAAGTTTGGTGGTGGGAGTCAAATCGCCAGTTTCCTATCAGCATATTTTGTCGAGATCAAATAGGACCGTATGCTTATGCAATCAAAACATTCAACAGCAAAGATACACGTATTATTCTAGGACCTGTAGTTAACCTAATGAACTTGACTATGAAACGTGTTAAACGTAAATCAGTCCAGCTTGTTCGAAAAGTCCGATAATTGTTCGCAGATTAAATTCATCTGCACCACAATCACATGTGCATATGCAACAGCATGTGCCTTCTTAAAATAATACTCGTCAGTCGTTGGTTTCACCCATACTTCTTTCATTATGTCGTTCCACGATTTGTCTAGCAAGTGTTTTTTCGCGGGGCGTATTATTGCCAGGCAAGCCGCGAGCTGTTCGATATCTCTCGGTTTCAGCGTCCTCAAGACTCGCCCGTGCCCATTCACGTGAAATAGCAGATTCGTAAATTCGTCCTGTTCCAGTAGTTCCCATGGTGGTTCTGTCTCCATTAATTTTGTCAAGTGTTGTTTGTCTTTGACGCCTTCATACACGCTGACATTCAAAAAATCTAATTTAAAATATCCTCGTTCTTCGGCTGTCTTGTAGTCAATAGTGCTTATACCGCTGACAGGATTGTACGGAATACTAGTACAGTATACACCGGTATTGTGCTTTTTAAAAGTACCATCCAAACTGGCGTCAACATGTTTTAACACACTCAATGCTTGTGTTCTATCTGCAAAATCAATATCAATATCAGGCATTTTTAATTTTCTTCCAGCTAGAATTTCCGATGGTAGGGTATCCAATATATTCTTCGCCAGTTTCCATGTCGACTAATTTATATTTTTCAGGACAGCGTGTATAAACAGTTAGAGTAACTGGTAATACTAACTCTTTTACTTCAGTTCCATCTTTTAACTTTCTTGTCTTCATATACTGGACTCCTTAACTACTTGCTTCACCAGTTCGGAATCTGCAGATAGCTTCTTAAATTTATTCAACCAGAAAGGAACATCCATTACTGCACTGACTGCCATCAATTGTTCATCGTTAAATTTTTTCAGCATGTCCTTGCCACTGGTACAATTTAAAACCAACCAAGGACTTATCTTTCCGTCACGAATGTCATAGCAAGCACGACTTAGACTAACATATAAAAAATAATGATTGAATTGCGAGTTATTATCATTGGCCCACGACAGCATATGACTCACACTGCGTTCCAGTGCAACTTCAACCGGTTCATTTTTGATCAAGTGAACAACATAGTCGTCATACAGTTCGTCCCTGCACCAATGATCTAGTTTAACTCCACTGGTAACTACATAGTTGATAAACTTATCAGGATATAAAGGATTAACATTGCTGACAAAGCTGCCGAACTTGACAAAAGCATTATAGTAAGGGCTACGGGCAAAATCATCGTATGTTTTGTCGCCTTTGAAGTTTTGACTCATTTTGTAAAAACGATTATAAGTGTCATATCCTAACATTACATGTTTTTCTGTCCTTGCCAGATATCTACGCTTCTGTTCGCACACGTGAACAAATAGAGTTTTCTCCTGCATGAACCCTTTGTTACAGTGTTGACAGATGAACGGTTGGTTGATCAATGCCATCATTTAAGTTTCTTGGCAATAGTAGCTTCATCCATCCCGTGACTTCGGGCTAGATCCTTAATTTCTTTATCAGTAGACATTTCAGCCAGCAATTCAATCTCATCAATTTTTTTGTCAGGCATTAATTCTTCAAGGAATCTTGCTCGCTTGCCGCCTTTGCTGTCACGTTTTTTATTAGGTATCCACTCATGAAAGAATTTGGTTTTGCCATCATAACTGCACATACACAGCAGTTGCCATAACAGATTAGGATGCTGTTGTAGTACAGACCAATGTTTGTTGTAGTACTCGTTTACTGTTAGAATAAAGTGCTCTTGTATCTCACGGTTGTTGGTTTTTACACTGCTGATATAGCGATTGAGATTGTACATGTCGCCTTTGATTTCTTTACGCTCATCCTCTGTGGCTTCGGACCAAGCAGATCTGGCGCCTAGGTCAACCAGTGGTATAATTTCTTTAAAAAGGTCTATATGTTTGTTCATCTTTGCTCAACTTGTATATCATTATAGCACGATCTAAAGCCTTTTGTAAAGTGGAATTGGTTTTAGCCATCAGACGTATTTCTCCCCACATTTTATCTTCTATAATGTGTTCATGCAACGGTCTGCCGTCGCTAGTTCGAGGATCCGGATATTTGTATCCAATCAGTTTCCTTTCTCTAGGATCTTGTCCAGGTTCTCTACCATATATGGTGTTGCCGCCATCTGGGCTTTCGTATATTAGCGGTACGCCGGGTTTGAGATTGCCCATTATTAATCCTTGGGCAATAAGATAGCGTCAAACGCCAACACAGTTCTATGTCCAGTACCTTTCCAGGGATACACTGTGTGAGGCAAGTAACTGGGAAACAGAATAACAGTGCCCGGAGTGGGGGTATATTTCCATGTGTCGTTCATAATAAATTTACTTACATCTTTTCCATGTGGTAGTCGGAACAATATTTGACTGTCACTGGGCAAGCTACCTTCCGCAAGTTCAGGTGCGCTGATATAGATATTTCCACTTAGATGCCCGCCTGGATGACTGTGCATTTCTTGGTAATCACCGGCATATTGCCTAATGGTCCAGGCGCTGACAATCTTTGGTCTACATAGTTTTAATTCTTCAGTACCGCTTTGCTGGCTGATCAGTTCCATGTAGCCTTTGCAGATATTTTCAAGCCAATTGACTAACCAATCAACATCCATGCCCAACTGATTGGGATACACTTGTACCTGTTGCCCTCCACGTATACTGAGCATGGGATTGGTACTGTCATTTAGCTCAGGATGTTGATGTAACATTTCAGCTAGGTTGAATATCTTGCTGAACTCTATCGGAGGCACTTGATCTATTGCCAATGTTATGGGCTGAAAATAAGCAATTTTGAGGGTCATAGTATTTTATCTAACAGTATGATTTCACTTTGTCTTGAAATTTCTTTGACAAAATATGCACAGTCCGGCTTGTGTCCGGATTTGATAGGAGTTGCTAACAGCTGGCTATTCTTCATCTTGGGGAAATACCATTTGACATCGTTATAGAAATTAACAATTTGTATTTTCTTAAACTCAACCCTAAAGCTACTCAGCGGATTAAAAATTAATGCTTCAAATCCTCTATCGTTTAGACTTGTCAATGGCAGGATCTCAATGTCGCATCCGCTTTGACTATCACCTACTGCTATGCTCCAATCGATAGGCATAGCCACTTCATCATCACCGATTCTCAGTACCATTGCTGGACTGTTGAAGCTTTCTAAAAAGATCAAAGGCATAAACATAAAATCTGGTTCTTTAGGATCACTGTTGTCCAATACTGCAAATCTAGTATTTTCGTCCACTTCCTCTGGTAAATTGTTCAATGAGAACATCTCATTATCTAGTGTTAAAATCTGCATGTTTTTTATTTAGACCAATCAACCTTATCAATATTGAACGGGTATTTGGCCTCCTTGTAAAATTTCTTACGCTCGGTAAGGTGTCTTTTTGCGTACTTGCATGTGGACGTTATGTCCCATATCTGTACGAAATCTTTGTCTTCTGCCTTACGGATGCCTCTGCCTATACTTTGAATAACTCTAACAAACGACTTACCAGGCTCAAGCAGTACCATGTTAAAGATCCTAGGAATATTAATACCAACAGCCGCGACGCCATAGGTCGCAACAATAATTTTGTTATCACTGGTTTTAATTTCATCATATTCCTCTTTGCGATCTTTTGTTTTCACTGCACCTGATACAAATACTGCATCTGGTAACTCGTTTATTATAAATTTGCCTGAATCAATTCTATTAACTAGAACTAGAGTGTTGCCTGTTTGAGATATTTTTTTAATTAACTTTGAGATATAGATCATCCTGTCATCGTCAGTGACAAGATATTTTAATTCTTCTGCATAACCGTTAAATTCAGGTAGATCAATCATCTGCACCACATTAACATGGCAGTTTGATAGTACTCCCATTTCCTGCAATTCGTGTGCTTTGATGCCGCCTACCACTGGACCTATTGAAGCAAATATTTGTTCGCTTTCAAATTTTTCTTTGGGAACAGTTCCTGTTAATCCCCAGCGAATTGGCGCATTACACAGATTTTGAGTGAGTAAATTTTTAAGAACTTCGGCCTTGGCCATGTGTACTTCGTCAACAATTACACATTTGACACCATCGAGAAATTGTGTCAGTGTTACAATTTCATGCTCATGATTTTTACTTTTCTTGTCTAATATGTTCAGACTTTGCCATGTGCAGATGGTATGTGTCTTGTTGAGATCTTTTCGATCACCATAGTAAACACCTACATCTAGCCCCACAGCAATAAAGTCTTCTTCTGTCTGTTCTACCAGACTCTTGTTGGGAACAATGGTAATTGTACGCCCTAACTGTTCGCACAATTGACTCAAAGTTGCTGTAGTAATGGTCTTGCCAGCACCTGTTGCTATCTCTTGCAGAGCTTGAGGATTGGTTAAAAATGTATTAACAGCTTCGACTTGATAATCACGCAACATGATAGGCTGGCCTTCTTGTTGATGTCCTTTGGGCCACACTTTGCCTTGATCTGCCCAGTATGTTTCTGTCACAGGTTCAAATTTAAACTGCGGTGTAGTACGTAGATCTTCAACATCTTCGATGGTAATTCCCTGTTTGGCCAGGATTCCTAATATCTGTTCCAACTGACTTAGATAACCGTTGCCGCCAAGTCCGAATAAACTGACCATGCCATCCCATCGCCCCAATTTGAATGCCGGGTGATAGCGAGCATATGGAATCTCATACTTAAAGGTGTTGGCTAATTTCTTGCGAACATCCAATGGCAGATTCTCAATTTTTATGTTGACTTCATCTTTGATTATCAGTCTTACTGCCATTTGCCAACTATCCTATTTTCAAATAAAACTTCCTTGTCTGACCATTCAACTACAAGATCACAACAGTTAGAGTATACTGCAATCTTGCCATGACGTAGGCCCATTTTGGTATCCAATGTCAGCACACTCATAGGTTGCCACATATTTTTAAGGAAAAATTTCGGTAATTTTCCACTCATGACAACTGCCACTTTTGTACTTGAATCAAGATTAGCATTATAGGATTTTTCCTTTATCAACTGATTAAATGTTGTGCCAACCTCGTCGTTGGGCAATCTAAAGTAAACTCCAATGTTGTCAAAAATTCCATTTTTTTCTAGTGCATCTGACAAAATTTCCAAATTTTCTACATATTTGCCAGCGGCTAGAGAGTCGAACACTACTAACAACGGTAGTCTCTTTAAATCTATTAATGCACTGATTATTGAAGCCAAGTCATAAGTTTCTTTACCCAACCATATTCTCGACTTGGTTCTATTGGCGATGATTTCTACGAGATTTTCACCGAATTTTCTGGGATGTTCCAGACTGTATTGATAGCGCATGCCACGGTCGACAATAATGTTTTGATCGATTGCTGTTTCTATTCCCAAGTCCGCAGAAATGTGTTTTTGAAAGTTGTTACCAGGCATGTTGGCAATTAGAAACTGATCGGAGATATCCTGCAGAGACCAAGATTTTATGGTATCGTAATGAGTTTTGACTGTAGAGTCAATTTCAAAGTTCAATGGCGATAATGCCTCGACCAGTTTGACAATATTCTTTTCAGTTAGCTCTGCATAGTATTTTTTGCCAGTTGGCCCTGGTTCTAAATTTTCACAATGCTTGTTCAATTCAACTAACAGTTTACGAATTTGCGAACTAAAGGTAAACTCTATGGTCAATGCCAACACGTCTTCTGGAGTTTTTTCAATATAGAGTTTTTTAACCTGCTCTATGTGTCTAAAGCTTCTTGACCACTCAGGTGCGTCCAGAGCTGAAGTAAGTTCTTGTGAAAAATCTGATAATTTTTTCTGATTTTCTTTGAGGATTTTTATCAATAGTCTACTTTGATTTTCTGTAATGAAAAAATTGGCCAAGATAGAACCATAGAGATTGTTGAGTACGTCAAAATCTCGTTTCGCAAAAAGATTTTTAGCATAGTCATCAGGCTGATTAATAATCTTTATTAATAGTTTATCTATAGTAGTCATGTTAGTTAGTATACACTTATGGTATTGATAATGCAACCTTTTAGAAAAAAATAGGCCTCAATTTTATTTAAGGCCTACAGTCTCACTTTCGGGCGAATTGATTATAGTGTAGCGTCTTCCATGCCCGCCACACGTAATTTAACGATATTAGTCAGCATCCATTGTTTCTGATCAAGTGCTTTAGTGATGCCTAACCACTTGTTGCGAAGCAAGGCAAATTCGTTGATAATTTTTTCAAAGTCAACAACATCTGCCTCGCCTTCTACAAACTTTTCACAATCTCGACTGCTAAGAGCACGTTGATAACTTTCTAAGTACTTGCGAAAATGCTGACTCTTGAGTCTTCTGAGTTCAATGTTGAGATATTCTAAAATTGCTTCAATTTCCTGTAGTTGTGCAAATCGTTCTTCAACTACTCCGGGCATTGCTGCCGCGGCACGTTCAACATTGCCAGTTACTCGGCATTCTTTTTTAGCTTCTAATAGTTCAGCTTCAAAATAAACTGCCGCATCAGGAATATTTGAAATATCTTTTGCAACCTCAGAATACCACCCCATCAAAACTCCAATTCGTCAACATCATCTGCATCATCACTTTCTTCATCCATGTAATATTCAATTGCTTGATCTAATATTGGATCTACTCCCATAGAACCTTGCATGATCCTATCAGTAGTTCCAAAATCTGCTAGTAAATCTACATAGCGTTCAGCTACAACTTCAACTTGCTTTTTATCAATGTAGTCGGAAAATAATACCCAGATGTCACCGATTTGTTGTTCATTCAACATGTTCTTCTGTCTCCTCAGGAATAGGTGTTGTTAACGTTTTGATATGAAATTTGTTCATTATCATATCTAATTTATCATCTTTCCATTCTTTTCGGTAGAATTTGAACTCTTCACCTGTCTCTGGATCAACCCACTTGAGTCTATTGCCTTCTTGTTTCAGCAAGCCTGCCTTTTCGCACATATCAACCATACCACTGTAGGGATTCATACCTGTTTCATATGGAATTTTAATTTGTACAGTTTCAAAAGGTTTGCTGTAACGAGTTTTCATAATCTTGCAACTTGCACGAATACCCATTACTTCACTTATTTTATTGCCGTCTTCATCCTCTTTGAGTTTGAGCTTTTTCATAGCAACTACGATTGAACTTGCATAGACAAAGCCTTGACCGCCCGAGATCTTGTCATCTGGATCAAACATGTCTTGGCTGGCATACGTGTGATTGGTACAAACCATACCCACGTTGTAACTACCAAACATGTTAACACAGTTACGCACCAAACTGGTAAGTGCCTTAGGTTTACGGCCCATGTCTCCTTTCATATCACCAGCTTGGAACTGGTTAATGTCAGTAGGGGTAAGCAACATACCCAATGA